CGGGAACGGCGCCCCCTCTTCTGCAAACAAACACCGCTTTTCAAAGTTCCCGAAAACAAAAAGAACCCTCCCGGCAAATTCGCCGAGAGGGCTTGATATGACTGGTTTTGTTGTTACTTTCATCATAGCATGCTTTGTGAAAAAAACAAGCGAAAAATTGCGATTTTTTAAAAGGAATGAGGTGAAAAACATGCCGAGACCTGCAAAATCCGCGGCCCTTCAATTAATACAGGGCAATCCGAATAAAAAGAATACGGAAGAACTGGCCGCGCGGGCTAAACACGAACAAAAAATGAAAATGCGCGCTGACAATATCAAACCTCCTTCCTGGCTGGATAAGGTGGCTAAAAAAGAATTTAAACGGGTTGCTGCTCTTTTATCTGAGGTGGAAATCATCACGGAGGCAGATATCAGCATGTTGGCTGCCTATTGTAATGCGTATTCTCAGTACATCTCTATTTCGAAAATTATTGAAGAAGACGGCATCATGATTCATACAGAGGGTCAAGATGAAAACGGAGAGCCGATCAAGTTGGTTGGAGAAGAGCACCCTCTGCTGAAACGGCAGAAAAATTTCTACGATCAAATGAAATCGGCTGCTAATGATTTCGGACTCACACCGTCTGCACGTGCCAAGCTCGCGATCACGAAAACCCAGGAAGAACGGGAGAAGACTTTAGCAGAAAAGGAGTTTAGTAATGTATGAATACAATTAAACAGTTTATGATTGATTACTCGCGCGATGTGATATCGGGCGAGATTGTTGCGTGCGAAAAGCATATATGGGCTTGTCAACGGTTTTTAAATGATATTAAAAGAGAAGGAACAAGAGAGTTTCCTTACGTGTTTGACGATGAAAAAGCCCGTCGCTTTCTTTACTGGATGACGCAATTCAAACATACAAAAGGGCCATTAGCTGGTGAAAACATAGTTCCAGATCGTATTCAAATCTTTATTTTCGGTAATGTTTATGGCTGGATTCATAAAGATACAGGATACCGCCGTTTTACAAAAGTGTATTGGCAGGTTGGCCGTAAAAATGCAAAGACTCAGAGTCTAGCATGTGTTGCATCCTATGAAGCAATGGCAAACAATGAGAAAATGTCTGAAGTTTATATAGGGGCAACAAAGACGGAGCAGGCTCAAATATGTTGGAAGGAGATAAAAGCCCAAATAGAAGGGTGCGAACTTCTAAACAAACCTGAGCAAAAATACAGGATTGCATACAGCACCATTGAACACCCAAAAACAAATTCAACCATCAAAGCTTTATCTAAAGATGCAGGGAAGACCGGTGACGGATTTAACCCGCAATGCGGCATAATCGATGAATATCATGCTCATAAAACGTCAGAGATTTACGATATCCTGGAGTCGGGGATGGGCGCAAGAACGCAGCCGATCATGGTTATTATCACGACAGCGGGGCACGAGTTAAACAATCCGGCCTATCGTGTGGAGTATGATTATGTTTCACGTCTTCTCGATCCAAACAAAGTAGAGACAAATGAACAGTATTTTGTCATGGTGAACGAAATAGATAAAGACGATGACATAAAGGATGAAAGGAATTGGATAAAGGCTAATCCGATATTAGCTTCTCATGAAGTTGGGAAAAAATATTTGCGAGATCGTCTTGAAATGGCTCTGGCTGTTCCTGAAAAGATGAGGGATTTCCTGACCAAGAATATGAATGTTTGGGTTAATATGCGCGACGGTGGATACATGGATATGCAGGCTTGGAAGGATTGCGGATCTGATCAGTTCCCTAATCTATCCGGCCGTGAGTGCTATGTAGGGATTGACTTGTCAAAACGAATTGACCTGACAGCTGTCTCGTTTATTTTCCCATTGGATAATGGGAGCTTTGCTGTGGATAGTCACGGTTTTATGCCTGAAGATACCTTCTATGAGCGCATGAAGACAGATAACGTGCCGTATGATTTGTGGAAGGAAAAGAACTGGTTAACCGTCACCGACGGCGCTGTTGTCGATTATGACTATATCAGGGCTTACATTAAAAAAATGGAGAAAGAGAAAGGCTGGCGGATCAAAGAAATTGCCTATGACCCGTATAACGCTACACAGTTTGCCCAACAGATGGAGGCAGACGGATATGTGATGATTGAAATTCGGCAGGGTGTTGCCACACTTTCAGAGCCTACGAAAGACTTCCGCGAAAAAGTGAAGGCGAAAAAGATCATCCATAATAAAAACGATCTGCTGACTTGGGCTATGGGGAACGCCGTTACAAAAGTGGATGCCCAGGAAAATATAATGCTGGATAAGTCCAAGTCCACACAACGGATTGACCCGGCAGCCGCGCTTATTAATGCACATGTTCGGGCTTCACAAATTGATACGGCGATCGACTTAAACGCTTATATTCAGTCTGGATCTTTCAGTCTGTAGGGGGTGAGCACTTGAAAATTTTAAAAACCTTACAGCTATTTTTAGAGGATATCTTGCTTATTGCGGGCATGGTATTCATTTCAATAGCCATATATCGGATGAACGTAAACGCGGGTTTAATCGCAACCGGTGTTTTTTTATTTTCTCTTGCCAGCTTGGCAGGATTTGTTCGTCAAAAAAATAAGGATGAGGGAGGGAAATAGATGCTATTAAGCCGTTTAAAGAGCGGAATAAAAAATGATATTGCTGAAGAGGATAGCGGTTCCCTTCTCCATCCGGTTGATTGGTTCAAAAATATTTTTGCTGGATCTGAAAGCGCATCTGGTGAAAGGGTATCAACAAAAACGGCCGTTCTTCATCCGGATGTATATGCCTGTGTGATTGTTTTGGCGGATGATATTGCAAAACTGCCGATTAAACTTTTTCAGAATCAAAATGGAAACATACAACAGGTTCAAAATAAAGTCAGCGATATCATTCTGAACAAAGTCAATGACTATATGACAAGCTTTGTGTGGAAGCGGCTTTTGGTTACAAGGCTTTGCACTTGGGGAAACAGCTACAACCTTTTACTTTTTGATAAAGACGGAAATGTGACGGGGATCAGACCATTGGATCCGGAAGCAACCAACACAAATATTGATCCCGATAACGGGCGTGTTTGGTACTCCACAACGATTGACGGCAGATACCGTGAGTTTTTTTATGAAGAGGTGCTGCATTTTAAAAACCTGTCTCTTGACGGAATTGTGGGGCAAACTCCGATTTCAGTTATTCGGGACAATATAGGGTCAAATAGAGCTGCCACAAAATTCAACGCGAAATTTTACAAGAATGGCGGTGCACCGTTTGGCGTTGTAAAAGCGCCGACCCTTTTAGACCGAAAAAGCAAACAAATTCTTAGGGAAGATTGGGAGCGGGTAAATGCGGGGCAGTCTATTGCAGTTTTAGACGCCGGGCTTGATTATTCACAAGTAACAATGCCCATGAAAGATGCCCAATTTATTGAGTCGATGAAATGGAATCGCCAACAGATTGCATCGATTTACAAGGTGCCGCCTCATAAAATAGGTGAGCTGGACAGGGCGACATTTTCAAATATAGAGCAACAATCCTTAGATTATGTCAAAACCACTTTACAGCCAATCGTCACAAATATTGAACAAGAGTTAAACGATAAGGTTTTGACAGAGAAGCAGCGGGAAGCTGGCTATTACTTTAAATTTAACCTGGAATCAGAGCTACGCGGGGACAGTAAATCACGTGCTGAATTTTATAAAACGATGCAAAGTGTCGGCGCCTTTAGCGTTAATACTATCCTTCAAAAAGAGGACATGACAGGTATCGGAGAGATCGGAGATGAGCATTATGGAAACTTAAACCTTGTTCCCCTTTCAATTATGAAAGAGTATCAACTTAGCAAGGTCAAACGGTCTTCAAATCGCCTGAAAGGGGGTGATGGCAACGGAACAGAAGAAGAAAAACAAGTATTGGAACATGAAGGTTCTGAATGATTCGTCCGCTGAAATCACGCTTTACGGTTCGATAACTGGCGAAGGCTGGTTCAGTGAAAGTTCATCTAAAGCCTTTCAGTCTGAATTGAAAAGTTTAGGTGATGTGAGCTTTATTGATTTGTACATCAATTCGCCTGGTGGGGATGTTTTTGAGGGGCAGGCTATTCATTCGATGCTTCAGCGTCACAAGGCAAAAATCAATGTCTATGTGGATGCACTGGCCGGGAGTATCGCTTCTGTCATTGCAATGGCCGGCGATAAAATTACGATGCCGAGTAACGCCATGATGATGATTCACAACCCATACATGGGGATGGTCGGGAATGCCGCGGAATTCCGGAAGGCAGCCGATGATCTGGATAAGATTACTGAAAGTATCGTTTCCACATATCTTGCGAAAGCAGGAGACAAACTGGATGACGCGACTTTACGCCAGCTGCTGGATGAAGAAACCTGGCTTACTGCTGATGAAGCTTTAAATTATGGCTTGATCGATGAGGTTTCAGAGTCAAAGGATGTAGCAGCCTGCATTGATCATCAGGTGCTGGCACATTTTAAACATGTTCCAGGCAAAATTGTTGCTCAATCTGCTGCTGGAAATTCGGCTGAAGAAACAAGCCCGAATGAAATACTAAAACAAAAGATCAATATGAAACTTGAACTCTTAAATCTTTAAGGGTTCTTTTTTATGCCATTTTTAAGGAGGATAAGCATTTGAAACAGAAAGAACTTTTGAAACTCGATATTCAATTTTTCGCCGGGGGCGGAATGTCTAAACAAGAACGAGCATTACGTCAGGCTTTGGCGGAAAAGCGTACGAAAATTGAAGCATTGACCGATGAGGGAAAACTTGATGAAGCCAAAAAACTACTTGCAGAAGCTCAACAAATTAAAGATCAAATTCAGACATATGAGGATTTACGAAACATGCAGGTTTCATATGCACAGGAAGAGCCGCAGCAAGATCCAGAGGCAAAGAACCCGCAACAGCCAACGGATGATATCGC